TAACTAATAAAACAGGTGATCCTTTTAAAGTTGGTGAAACAATTACTTCAGCAAGCGGCGGCACCACGATGAGAGGCGAAGTTGCTAAGTATTCTGATTCAGATAGTAAACTTCATATTATCCATGCAGGTGCTGATGATGGCAAATACCATACCTTTGCTACAGCTGCAACTGTAGCTGGTTTAACAACAGGTGCAGGTGGCGTAATATCGTTAGTAGTAGAAGATAATCAATTATCAGAGAACGAGCAAAATGCAGATTTTTCAACAGGTGCAGACTTCATTGACTTTAGTGAATCTAATCCATTCGGCGATGTGAGTAATAACTAATGTTTGGCTCACACTTCTATCATGCAAAAACTAAAAAGGCTGTGGCGCTGTTCGGCAGACTTTTTAATAATATATATGTTATCAGACAAAATTCATCTGGGGCTGTAATCAGTCAACTTAGAGTTCCATTATCGTATGCACCTAAACAAAAGTATCTTGAAAGAATAAGAGAAAATCCTAATTTAACAGAAGACACACAAGTTGCAATTAAGTTACCAAGAATGTCTTTTGAGATTACGTCTATAGCATATGATGCGCAAAGGCAATTAGCTAAAGTTGGAAATTTTACTACAAATTCTTCTACTGGTGAAAATTCTAAAAGACAACGTTTTTTTAATCCAGTTCCTTATTCAATAAATTTTCAATTAAATGCATATGCTAAATCACAAGATGACGCATTACAAATTGTAGAACAAATACTTCCTACATTTAATCCACAATATGCAATGACAATAAAACCGTTTTCAACAGAATATCCTGATTTTAAAGAAGACATACAAGTTATTATTCAAGGCGTTTCTTTTTCAGATGATTTTGAAGGAGCAATGGAACAAAGAAGAACAATAATTTATACTTTGGATTTCGAAATGAAATTAAGTTTTCATGGTCCAATAACAGATACTAGTATTATAAGAGATGCTAGAGCAAAGGTATTTGATATCGGAGCTGGTTTAAATGATTCAGATATAGGATTAGAAACTATAGTAGTAACGCCTAATCCTTCAAATATTATTGGCCTCGAAGATAGTGACTTTGGATTTTCAACAACAATTTTAGATAGTGCGAGTTAAATATGTATGAATATAGATGTAAGGTAGTAAAGATTATCGATGGCGATACAGTCGATGTTGATATTGATTTAGGATTTGGTGTGTGGTTAAAGAAAGAGCGTATAAGACTATATGCAATAGATACTCCAGAATCTAGGACAAGAGATCTTGAAGAAAAAAAATATGGATTAGCTGCTAAGAAATTTTTAACAGGAATGTTAGATGACGAAGGCGGCATAACACTTAAGACACAAAAAGATGCTGAAGGTAAATTTGGCAGAATTTTAGGTGAATTGTGGAGAACAACAAATTATGCAGATCAATCTATTAATGATTATATGGTAGAAAAACATCATGCAGTAAGATACTATGGTCAATCTAAAGATGACATTGAACATGAACACATTAAAAATCGTGAGTTAGTTACATTAAATGAGTGATAAAAAAGATATGGAAAAATTCTTTCCTCCAGAAGAAAAGAATATCGATAATGATTACAAATATTCAAGAGACACATATTATGAGCTCGTGGAAAAAGGTAAACAGAGTTTAGAGTTAATGATTGAGGTTGCACGAGAAAGTGAACACCCTCGAGCGTTTGAAGTATTATCAGGAATGATTAAAAATATTTCAGATGTAAATGATAGACTTATGGATCTTAATAAAAAGAAAAAAGAAATAGATAAAAAAGATGATATTAAAAAGGTTGCAAACACAACTAATAATCTTTTTGTTGGTTCCACCACTGAGCTTCAAAAGCTACTAAAGAATGAATCGGAAATAGTGAATGTCACTCCAAAACCGGAATGAAAACTATCTAGGCAATCCTAATATAAAAAAAGACGGTATTACTTCTAATTTTACACAAGAAGAAGTACTTGAATATGCTAAGTGCATGAAAGATCCTGTATATTTTGTAGAAAAATATGCAAAGATTATTTCATTAGATAGAGGTTTAGTGCCATTTGAATTATATCCTTATCAAAAGAATATGTTTAAACAATTTGAAAGTCATCGATTTAATATTGTATTAGCATGTAGACAATCTGGAAAATCTATATCAGCTTGTGGTTATTTGCTATGGTTTGCATTATTTCAATCAGAAAAATCAATAGCGGTTTTAGCTAACAAAGGTGCTACTGCTCGAGAAATGCTAGCAAGAATAACTATTATGCTTGAAAACATTCCATTCTTTTTACAGCCAGGATGCAAAGCTCTTAATAAATCAAATATAGACTTTAGTAATAATAGTAGAATTATTGCAGCAGCTACTACAGGATCTTCTATTCGTGGTCTTTCTATAAACTTATTGTATCTAGATGAGTTTGCATTTGTTGAGCGCGCAGCAGAGTTTTATACATCAACATATCCAGTTGTATCTTCTGGTGGTGATACGAAAATCATAGTAACATCTACAGCAAATGGTATTGGTAATACATTTCATAAAATATGGGAAGGATCAATACAAGGCGTTAATGAATATAAAAATTTTAGAGTTGATTGGCATGACGTTCCTGGGCGTGATGAGAAGTGGAAAGAAGAAACAATAAACAATACATCTCAAATACAATTTGATCAAGAGTTTGGTAATACATTTTTTGGGACTGGTAACACATTAGTGAATGCTCAAACATTATTAAATTTAAGAGCTAAGCCGGCACAAAGGTATTTAGAAGGTGGAGACTGTTTAGTTTATAAAGAACCTATTAAAGGTCATGAGTATCTTTTAGTTGCTGATGTGTCAAAGGGAAGAGGACAGGACTATTCTTCTTTTAGTCTGATCGATATTAACGTTCGCCCCTTTGAGCAAGTGGTTGTGTATCGCAATAATACTATCTCGCCATTACTCTTCCCTAATATTATATATAAGTATGCGAATGTCTACAACCAAGCTTATTGTATTATTGAATCAAATGATCAAGGGTCTGTTGTTTGTAATGGTTTATATTATGATTTAGAATATGAAAACGTTCATGTTGAATCTGCAGTTAAAGCTAATGCTGTTGGCGTAGATATAAATAGAAAATCTAAAAGACTTGGATGTAGTGCATTAAAAGACTTACTGGAAAATAATAAGTTAACAGTTGTAGATGAACAAACAATATTAGAAATATCAACGTTTGAAGCAAAAGGACAAACCTACCAAGCTGCAGTTGGTAATCATGACGATTTAGTTATGAATTTAGTAATGTTTGGTTATTTTGTATCTTCATCTTACTTTTCTAATTTAACTGATATCAATATTAAAGATATGATATTTAAACAAAAATTAAAAGAAATTGAAGACGATATAGTACCTTTTGGATTTATTAATGATGGTAATGAACAAGTTAAAAGAATTGAACCAGATGAAGAACACCCATGGGCTATTGAATACGATAGAAACCTGTAATATTATAAATAATGGTAATAACTATTGAATATTCGTATAATGGTAATCGCATAAAAAAAGGAAAATAAGATGGCACTATCTACACCCTCCGAATCACCTGCGGTTGTTGTCAAAGAAATAGATCTGACTGGTGGCGTGCCTAATGTCCAGTCAACTACAGGCGCAACTGTAATAAATTCACTATGGGGTCCAGTCGAACAAAGAGTCAAACTTAGCTCAGAACAACAGCTAGTCGATGTCTTTGGCGCACCAGATTCCGCAACAACGTTTTCATTTCATAGAGCTAATTTCTTTTTGAAGTATTCTAACTCACTTCAAACTGTAAGAGTAATTGATTCTGTTGCTAAGAACGCAGTATCAACTACAGGCCAAACAGCCGCGGCAACAGCTGCTGGATTGCCAACAGAAGTTGTAAAAAATGAAACAAATTTTAACTCTCAGTTATCTGCATTAGATTCAGATAAACATACTTTTATAGCTAAATATCCAGGATCACTTGGAAATAGTTTACAAGTATCAATTTGCCCGTATTCTGTAGGTGATTCAGCCTTTGAAAATTGGGCATATAAAAATGAATTTGATGATGCACCAGGAACTTCTAATTTTGCTAGTAAAATAAACGCTCTTAACGATGAAGTGCACGTAGCTATCATTGATAAAGGTGGTAAAATTACTGGTACTCAAGGAACATTATTAGAAAGATATTCATTTTTGTCTTTAGGTAATAACGCAAAAAACCCTGATGGAACTACTAATTATGTAAAAGATATTATTAATAACACATCAAAGTATGTTTGGCAAATTGATTTTGATTCTGATTTTTCAAATACATTAGGAAGTAAAGCTGCAGCTGGTTCTGCAATCGACAGCGGCGATAATTTTGTAAAAACAACTGGAGTACTTAATACAGACATCGATTATAATTTCGGTGGCGGTGTTGATGTTGATGTATTTTCAACTTCTGACATTCTGTCAGGTTATGATCTCTTTGAAGACAAAGACCAAGTTGAAATAGATTTTATATTTTGCCCTGGTATGACTTCTAGAACAGATCAAACTACAGTAATAAATGATTTAGTAACTACTGCTCAATCATTAAGAAAAGACTGTGTTGTTGTTGCTTCACCAGCAAGGAGCGATGTTCTTAATATAAACAGCACCAGTGACATAGTTACGAATATTGTAGCTACTGGAAATACATTTACTAAATCTTCATACTTGATTATGGATGGAAACTATCTTAAAGTGTATGATAAATTTAATGATCAATACATAGAGATACCAGCTAGTTCATCGACTGCTGGAATTATGGCTGCTACTGATTTAAATAGAGCTCCGTGGTTTTCACCAGCAGGTTCACGAAGAGGCCAATATCTTGGAATTACTTCAATTGCATTTTCACCTACCAAACCACAAAGAGATACTTTGTATAAAGCTGGCGTAAATCCAATTGCAAATATACCAGGAGCAGGCGTCATACTATTTGGTGATAAAACAAAACTTGCAAGGCCTTCAGCATTTGATAGAATCAATGTTAGAAGATTGTTCTTAGTATTAGAAAGAGCAATTGGAAGAGCCGCAGAACAAGTACTTTTTGAATTCAACGATGAATTTACAAGAGCTGAGTTTGTTAATATCGTCGAGCCAGTATTACGCGAAGTAAAAGGTAGACGCGGTATTACAGATTTCAGAGTAGTTGCAGATGCTACAAATAATACACCTGCAGTTATTGACAGAAATGAGTTTATCGCAAGTATCTTCATTAAGCCGGCCAGATCCATTAACTTTGTTACACTTAACTTTGTAGCAGTAAGAACTGGTGTCGACTTTGAAGAAGTCGTTGGCACAGTTTAGGAGGTAGAAAATGGCAGTATTAGGCGTAGATGATTTTAAATCAAAGCTAAGAGGCGGTGGGGCACGTCCTAACCTCTTCAAAGCTACAATAAACTTTCCAGGATATGCAAATGGTGATGCTGAATTGACTTCATTCTTATGTGAAACAGCTCAGTTACCAGGATCAACACTTGGCCAAATAGTTGTACCATTTCGTGGTAGACAATTGAAAATGGCTGGTGATAGAACATTTGATGTTTGGACAGTAACAATAATAAACGACACAGACTTTGCTATTAAAAATGCAATGGAAAGATGGATGAACGGTATGAATGCACACTCTGCAAATACTGGTCTTACAACTCCCGTTGCATATGAGGCAGATCTTTTTGTCGAACAACTTGATAGATCAGGCGATACTTTAAAAAAGTATACGTTTAGAGGATCATATCCTCAAGACATGTCTCCTATTGAGTTAAGTTATGCAAGTAACGATGAAATCGAAAGATTCACTGTAACTTTTGCATACCAGTATTACGACACTGACACTACAAGTTAAGATATAAATAGTAGGAGAGCAGTCTTTGCTCTCCTTACTATAAAGGAATTCTAAATGGCAGAAAATACAATTAAATTATTCGGTTTTGAGATAACAAGAGCTAAAGATAAAAAGACTCTTGCTTCACCTGTTCCGCCAAGAGACGATGATGGCTCTGGATACGTTACAGCAACATCTGCTGGAGCGCATTATGGTCATTACATTAATATGGACGGAGATGATTCAAAAGATAATGCACAACTTATATTGAAATATAGAGGTAGTGCTATGCATCCAGAAACTGATGCAGCGATTGAGGACATTATAAGCGAATCTATTACAGCAAATGGGGTGACTCCAGCTGTTTCAATTAATTTAGATAGTATACCAGTAAGCTCATCTATTAAAAAGCAAATCACTGAAGAATTTGAACACATATATAATATGTTAAATTTTAAAGAGCTCGGTCACGATATCTTTAGAAGATGGTACATTGACGGAAGATTATATCATCACTTAGTAGTTGATGAATCTAATTTAGCTGCAGGCATTCAAGAAATAAGATACATGGATGCTGCAAAGATGAGAAAAGTAAAGCAGGTTAAAAGCAAAAAAGATCCTCTTACTGGTGCAAAACTTATAGAAAAAGTAGATGAGTTTTATATTTTCCAAGAAAAACCTGGTTCTCAGAATGCAGGCGTAAAGATGACACTTGATTCAGTAAGTTATATTACTTCTGGATTGTTAGACGAAACACGTAAAAAAGTAGTTTCATTTTTGCATAAGGCGCTTAAGCCTATAACGCAATTAAGAATGATGGAAGACTCATTAGTAATTTATAGATTAGCTCGAGCTCCTGAAAGAAGAATGTTTTATATTGATGTAGGTAATTTGCCTCGTGGTAAAGCCGAACAATATATGAAAGATATAATGTCTAAGTATCGTAACAAATTAGTGTATGATGCAAAAACTGGTGAAATACGTGATGATCGTAAACACATGTCAATGCTCGAAGATTTTTGGTTACCTAGGAGAGAAGGTGGAAGAGGCACAGAGATATCAACTTTGCCTGGTGGAGAAAACTTAGGACAAATTGAAGATATTATATATTTTCAAAAAAGATTATATAGAGCACTTAATGTTCCAATGAATAGACTAGAACAAGAACAGCAGTTTTCATTAGGTAGAGCTACCGAAATAAGTAGAGACGAACTTAAGTTTCAAAAATTTATAGACAGATTAAGAAATAGATTTGCAAATATGTTCTATGATATTTTAAAGAAGCAATTAATAATAAAGAATATTATTACTGAAGATGATTGGAACACTTGGAAAAATAAGTTAACTGTTGATTATTCTAGAGACAATCACTTTACTGAATTAAAAGAAGCGGAGCTATTAAGAGAGAAAATACAAAGTTTAGATCAGGTATCTCAATATGTTGGAGAATATTTTTCTAAACAATGGGTACAAAAGAATATTCTTCTAATGGATGATGATACTATTGAGAATATGGATAAAGAAATTGCTGCCATGCAGGCGCAAGAACCAGACAATGACCAAGGAGAAATATAATGGATAATGTCGAAAACGTTGAAAACGCAGAATTAGATGATAATAGAAATCATATTCAAGATTTAATAAAAGCTGCTTTGGACAAAGATTATAATAACGCTAATAAAACATTTGGTGAAGTCATGACTATTAAAATGTCTGACCTATTAGATCAAGAAAAAATTAAGATGGCTGATCAAGTTTATAATGGAGCTGAAGAGGAAGAAGAAGAAGATTTAGAGATTGATACGGAAGAGCTTGAAGAGCTTGAAAATGATGTAGAAGAATCAGAAGAAGATGACGATGAAGAAGAATCAGAAGATGAAAATTCGGTCTAAAACTAAAAACGTATAAATATAATTAACATGAAAACTTTTTTACAATTAAGAGAATTAACAGGAAGAAAGCCTATAGGCAAAGTAGTCTTTGATAAAAAGATTAATCGCATACCTGTTAAAATTAATAATGAAAAAAATAAATTTGTTGTTTATATTGATGGCGATAGATTAGATGCTTATAATTCTCAGCGTGAAGCTGAGAAATCTGCATTGGAATTTATGAAACAATACAAAGGAATGAAGTAATGGAAATAAGACCTTTAGCTGCAAAAGTTACTGCAAACGGTAACTCCAATAAAACCACTGTAAGTAATGCCCAAACAGTTTACGTTTGTGCAACTGCAGATGATTTAATTACTAATGTTACAACTGCCGCTACAATGCAAGTACACGAAAACCAAGCTTTTGTATTACATAAAGCTGCAGGCGATGAAATACACGCAGGCACTACAACAACGCATTTTACTAAAATAGCATACCCAAGAGGTTAATATGAAATTAATATCAGAAT